CACTTGCTGTATCTGTTGCTGTAACTAAACATCTAACAACACCTTCGCTGTTAGCTATAATAACAGTGTCATTAACTCTAACACCGTGATTAGCACCTATATCATTATCATCAATATCACTTTCAATTTCAATTTCACCACCAGAAGCAGTACCACCAGAATGTGAGTTAAGATGACCTTTGTATGATAAATGTAACCTACCTTGCTCAGACCAAATAACTTGATCAGCCATCATAGGTTCTTCAGCCCCAACTTGTGATAAGAAACCTGAAATAGTTCTCGGTCCGAAAACTTCAGCTTCTTTCTCCATTAGGTCTGGTAAATATTGTTGAGCCCAACCCATATCTTGGTTGAAGTCAATATAATTCGTTGATAGCGCTTGAGGCTTTGGAGCCGGTACACTATTCAACGAAGGACCTGCAGTAATTGCCATAATAAATAGTTTTTAAGTTTAACGTTTGTTTTTAATTTTAAATTTAAAATCAGAAGAATTATCACCTAATACTTTTACTTTAAAACCTCCACTATCAAAGTTATTAGTTAACTCTTGTCGTGGATCCATGTTAATATTTTTAGATTTAGCAATGCTGTCTTTTAAAGCATCTGCTCTACCTTGCTCGTAAAAGTGTTTAGCGATAGCATCAGCGTTGTTTGCTGTAAACAAAGACTTGTGATAACCAGCTTCATCTATCATATTATTATTTTTATCTAAAAACTTTTTAGTAAAATTATTAATATTACTTTGATGTTGCTTCACGCGTTCTTTATCACTAACATTAAATCTAAAACTTTTTTCTCCGACGTTATATTCAAAACCTTTGAATTGGTCACCAAAGAACCTGTTGGTTCTATTTAAAAAGTCTGTAGATTCTTTTTTTTGTCGCTCAATTTTTTCTTGCGATTTATTGTAGAAATTAATTGCTTCTTGTTGCTCACTCGTAAGCTTTGAACCAGATTTAATTTCTTCGTAGTATTTGGACTTTAACCCGTCCAAGTGGTTTCTAGCATTAGCAACTTGCTCTTTTAATGCTAGCTTTTTTCTTCTTATTTCTGTTTCAGTATCATCGTTTTCGTCGTATGAAAACTGATCTTCCATCATGAAATTTATTTCTTCATTATTTAAATGAGGTTTTGTTTGTTTATAGTATTCAAACAATAAATCTTGATTATCTAATTTACTGTAATCTTGATTTAATTTAACATAATCATTTAAATCTCCACCGGTGTCATTCATAAACTCAACAAGCTTTTGTACACTTTCAGGTAAAGGCTCGCCTGTAACTTCTGTTTTAGCTATAGCTTCTTCAACTTGTTCTTTTACTTCTTCAACTTTTTCTTCTTGTGCTTCAGCTTCCGGTTGTATTTCTTTTTGTTCTTGTGTGGGCTCGGCATTTTTAGGCTCTGCAACCACTCCGCTGTTGTCAGCGTTATCTTTTTTAGTTTCATTGTCTTCTGGTTTTATTGGTTTGTCTAAGTTTACTTTGGTAATGTTTGTTTTTTCTAAATCAACAGGATCTGATTTCATTTTAGCCTGTACTTTAGTAACATCACCTTTAGGTTCGTTTTTAGTCTCCTCGACTACTTTTTCTTTTTTTGCCATAATATAATATAATAATAGTTAATAAATTTAATCAATCATTTGAAAAGGACCATCGTTTGTATTTTTAGCTTCAAAATTTTTAGGTGGTTTTTCATTTACTTTTTGATCAAGTAACTCTGATTGTTGAGTTGCTTGCATTTTTGCTCTACCATCTTTTCTGTCTTCAACAGACTCTGACTTTAATTTTTGAGCTGCAGCTTCAGCTTGTTTTAACTGCATGTTATACTGAAACTCTTGTGCCATTAATCTTTCTTTTATAGCAGCTTCTTGTTTTAGTATTTGTGATTTACCTTCTGTTTTTATGCTTTCAAGTTTCATTTGACTTTCTAATGCAGCTTTAGTTTTTTCTATTTCAGCTACTTTAGCTGCTTTAGTTGCGTCTGCTTGTGCTTTACCTTGAGCTTGAGTTTGTTGTATTTTTCTTTGTTGATCTAGCTCACCTTTTTTTCTACGTCTTATTTTAAGTAATTGATTAGCTAGCTTAACGTTTTTAATAGTACGTAAGTCAATAGCATCTTCTAATTCTATATTACCATTAGTTAAAGCTGTTTGAATATTATTTTCAAGCATGGCTTTTTCTTCTTCATCTGGTTCTAGCTCTATAAAAATACCAAAGTCATATAAATGAAGATTAGATATTTCTTCTAAAGTCGCAACATTGTGCGCGCCTATAGCTTCTATAAAAGCATTTTTAGTTGGTGAATACTCTATAATATCTGATATTCTAAGTGACAATTGCTCTGCAACTTCTGCCGTTAAATATAAACCACTTTGTAATATATGTCTTGTAGCTGTATTACTATTTGCTGCAGCCATTTTTTGTACACCTACTAAAGATCTTTCTGATGGCATACTACCATCTCTAGCTTCATTTAGTCCGGTTACATCTCTAATCATTTGTAAATAGTAATTATAATTAGCAATAAGAGCTTGCATTTTATTTCCAGCTGCTTGACCGTTGTTTAACTCTTGTATTGGTACTTTACCTGGATTACCATCACCATCTTGTGTAAACGATCTACCGATAATACTACCAGTTTGAAAGAACATGTTTAAGGCTTCTTGTGGATTATAATTAGTACCATTACCAAGATCAACCTCTGCTAAACCATCTACATCTAAATAAACACCATCAGGTACCATACGTGACATTACTTGCTGTAGCTTTAAATGTGTTAGCTGTATCATATCTGCAAAACCAGTTATACGACTAACTAGTGATTCAATACGACCTTCATACATACGTGGCGCACATATAGCGTAATTCATTTTAACCTTAGTATAATCACTTTTAGGTCTCATCATATTAGTTGCTTTCTGCCACTTAACAAGTTTATTAACGCCTAGTATGTAAACGCCTTCATATAAACACTCTATAGATCTTGATACTTTTTCATAGTGACCAGCTTTTATTTTAGGTGGATTAAATGTATCATCTTTTTCAATAGCTTTATCAGCGCCAGTACTTGTTTCTTTTAACTTATAAACTTCATTCATATAAGTTTTATAGTTAAAATAAAGAACGTCAACTTTATTATGATCTGATTCATGATTAGGATGTGAGCCATAAAAATTAGAAAAAGTACCTGTACTACTTTTACCTATACGTTCCATTTCTTCTTCGTTAATATATGGAAATTGTTTTTTAAGCTCGTTTATTGGTATTTGTTTTACTTCACCAACATAGTATATATCGTCAAAAAATGGAGAGTCTGTATAAGAGTACACAAGATTAGCTGGATCAACATAATCTATAACAACACCTTCAGATGTGTTAAAAGAAGTTTTTACAGCACCAATACCTAGCACGGCTAAATCATAATAAAATCTTTTTGATATTTGCTCGTATTGATTACCTTTCATAAGAACATTAATAGCTTGTTCTTCTGCTATTTCAATGTTTTGTTTATACGATAGTTGCATGTGAAGCTGTAGCTCATCGTTATTTTCTGGTAGTTTGTTAACATTAATTTTAGACTGTTTAACATCCATGCCAAAGTTTTGTTGAATATAGTTGTTAAAGTCTTTTAACTGCATATCTTTTTGAACTGCATTCATGTATTCAGTTCTTTTTTCTACACCAAATGGATCTTGTGAATAAGCTTTTACATCATATATTCTTTCAGATATACCATTAACTACTATATCTACAAACTTAGGTATTATAGGCACAGGCGTCCAGTCTAAATTTAAATAAGACAAATCACCATTAATAGATAGTTCATCTTTGTATTTTTGTACTGATTGCTCGCCTCTAGCGTATAGTCTTAGTTTGTGAAAGTTAGCTGTTCCAGAACGAAACCTACTATTTTGAGATCCATAGTTTTTAGAAAACCACTCGTGTTGTATCGCCTTAGCTACTTTTAAACCATAGTCAAAGCTCATTTTTTCAAGATCGCTTACGACTTGACTAGGAAAATATTTATTTATAACTGTTTCAGCCATACTTAATTTTTAATTATTCTACTCATGTTGCCATTTTGATTATATTTAGCAAAACTAATATTTACAGCTTGTTTTTCTATTTTAGCATTTGGTGCGTATAAATGTCTATTACAAGCCATTATTGCTAATCCACTACTTATCGTAGCATCAAACTTTGTTCTTTTTGTTATATCAAATCTTGACCAGTCACTTAAAGTTCTATTAAAGTACATACTATTGATACCGCCATCTGGTTTTGCACCAACGTGGTCTTGTATGTACATTTCAATTGCAGCTGCGTGAGCTTGTTTTATATCTTCACTTGAGTTAGGTATACCACCTATTTCTTTTTCTGCTACAGATAATTTATTCCAAACTTTATCTGGTCTGTTCATACTAAAACCTCTATAACCTCTACGTCTTAAATAATACAATAATCGAGGTTTATTATTTTCTGCAAGTATTGGCATACCATAAAATACAATAGCCATTAACATATCTTCAAAAAACATTTCTGCTGTAGGTGGTCTAGATAAATACTCTAAAAAAAATTGATTAGCAGGAGCATCTTCCATGCTAAACTTTGTTAGTCCA